GACCAGTACGTTGGGTTTTCAGTAGTCATGCAAATCCTCCCCGCCGACTCTCGCCGGAAGGCTGTGTGTTTGGGTGGGGTTAGGGGGTTAGGGGATCTGGGTCAGTGCAAGCGCATAAGCGAAGCCGACGATCAGCCATTGAGCGCAGAAGAAACGCCAGAACGGCAATGGCCAAAGCAGAACGGCCAGCGCGGTGAATATGGCGCTCGCGATGATTTCAGCCATATCACGCCTCCTTCGCAGCCATGGCGGCGTCGATGGCTGCATCAACTCCGTCTCCGCCTTCGCTGTAGATAACGCCTGCAATGCGATACGCGGAGCCTGGTATCCGCCCACGCAGCCACTGATACCGATCCGCATCCTTCCGCAGCGCCTCGACCTCGGCGCGGAGCTGGTCGGCCTTCTCCATTTCAGCGATGCACACGCGCTGCTGGCTGTCTCGGTCCTCCCGCAGCCTATCCCGCTCGGCGGTCACGGCAGACAGGGCGGCGCGGGCCAAATTGAGTTCGGATTGGGCGTCATCAACCACGCGCATAGCGTCGTCGCGGTCAATCCAGTTGCCGATACCTTCAGCCTTGAGAACCCGGCGGTTGTCTGGCGAGTGGATGAACCCGTAGCGTGGGATTGCACACAATTTGTCCCATACGTCATAGCCCTCGCGGGTCTGAACGCTGTGCACCTCCACCCCTTCTGCCTCTGTGGGCTGAATTGTCGGGGAGTGGCACGCGCTCGCCTCCTTCAGGATGCTGGTTGAGCACCCGCCATGCGGCGAGCACATGCCAGGCGTTTGGCAGCGGATCATGGTCTTTCGACAGATAAGGTCTGGCATCATTGGCCTCCTTGGCTTTTGCGGCGCGCTTTCGGCTGGCCCTCTGCCGCGACTCGGGCGGGGCAGCTGCGCAGGTGGAAGATGATCGCCATGCCGCGACCCTGGCAGTTGCACACGGGCTGCATCACTGGCCTCCTTGGGCGGATAGGGCGGCTCGGTACGCAGCGCTGTAACGGCAATACCATGTCGGAGCCTTATCAAGCTCACGCTTCATCGCAGCTACGATTTCTGGCGTTGCTTCCTTCGGCATCAGGACAAGCCCACTCTGCTCCGTCTGCGGGGCAACGTTCAGGCGCGCCACTTCATCCAGTGCCGTGTTAAAGCCAGCATCGATCATGGACCGATTCTGCCAATCGTCTTTCAGCTTGAAAGTAGACTGATCAGGCGTGGTTCGGTAGGCAGGCATCATCACCGGCTGCGGGGCGGTCTGCGCGATGGGGGCGGCGAGCGTGGCGCGGAGTTGGTCTTGAATTGCAATGCTGCGCTCCGTTGTATCAAGCTCCATGTAGGCAGCCTTCTCCAGCAGAGTTAAGACGGAATCGCGGCATGCGTTCCAGCCGGCGTTAAAGTCTCCGATGCGCGCAGATTCCCAGGCTCCAGTTTCCCTTGCCTCTGGCACATGCACACATCCACCCGGCAACACCGGCTGTTGCTCGGTCTGCGCGGGGCGGGTGGCCATAGCTTTCAGCTCGGTGGAGTGATCGCGCTCCAGCTCTGCCGCGTATTTCCAGTGCTCAGCGGCAGACCAGGGCGAGGGAACGACCACTGCCGAGACTCGAAGCCATTCCGGTGCTGGCAGGCTGTTCAGTGCTGCTGCGTGCTGCTCGGCATCCTCTCGACTGAATGCTGCGTACAGTTCGTCCGGCCCCTGTGCATGGACTGCCCATAGCTCATCCTGCGCCGGCGCTGGCTTTACTGCCGCCAGCCCATCCCTGAACCCCTCAGCCCTCGCCGTCGCCATATCAACCGCCGTATAGCCCTCGGCCTCGCCATCCCAAAGCTCCAGCGCCTTGGCCGGGTATATCTGCACACTCCCTGTCTCCGCGCTCGACTCGACGGCATAGCCCTCGGGCGTCAGTTCTGTGCTGTATGTACCGACTACCGTGCCTTTCCATTGGCTGCCGGATGTTTTGCGTACCTTGTCGCCCATCTTGAATTTCATGGCTGCTTTCCTTGCATTGCGTGGTCGACGGCTTCTCGGGTGAGGCGCATCAGGTCGCCCCCTACTGCCGAAACGTGAACCCTGTTATTAATGAGCCATGCAAGTCGCGCGGCATCCTTTCGCAGCGCATCACGCTCAGCGAGAAGTGCTAGTTCACGCTCAGCACTCATACCCAGTAGCCTGGCTTGTTCTAGGTTCTCAGTGAGAAGGGCATTGAAATCTGTATGCAGAACTAGATTTCCGTCTGGCTTTTCAATCAGTCCCAGGGTTCGCATGCCATACCCGTCATCCACATATCCGTAGCTGTACCGCTTCACATCACTCATCATCCTTCCCCTCAATAATCGCCAACGGCAGCCCGCTCATCGGTAGCGGCTCGTCATAGCAAACACCCATCATTTCCGGCCATTTGCGCGGCTCGCCGGGCTTGATGGCGCCTTGGTCATATGCCCGATCCCATGCCAGCCGATGCCGGATGACCTGATACAAGTCCCACGCAATGCCATCCTCTCGGCGCCGGGTCGCCTCCGGCATCAGCGAGTTAGCCAGGCGCTTGATTTCATGCTGGGTCGCGTGCCGGCGCTCGTAGTCGCGCGTGTCGTAGTAGCCCGGCAGCCGCTCTATCGCGTGGTCGATCTGGCCGATCTTGATGCGGGCCAGCAGCTCGCACGCCTCTTGCAGCTCGGCGGCCTGGCGCTCGGTTAGGGTTAGCGTGTAGGTGCGACTCATCCGGCAATCCTTCGCAGCGGCTCACGCGGGGCGATGCGCGGCTCTACGTCGATAAAGCCCGAGCCCCGGAAATCGCCATCGGTGGCGCGGGCCATATCAACCTCCAGTCGCGCGGTGGCGTTCACTTCGCCGGCTACCATCGAGATGGCTTTGGCCTGGTCGACGCTGATTTGGCCGTCCATCACTTTGCGCATCGTTTCGCCGAGGATCGCGCGCAAATCACTGAGGTTCTGCATGGTGTGTCTCCAATTGGTTCAGCTTCCGGTTAAACCATCCAAGGGTCAGCGCCGTACTGCGGTATTCAGGCGGGTAGCGGTCGATTGAATTGCGGCGCATGTTCTCGGCGCGCGTGACGGCTATCAGGTTGCCCGGGTGCAGGTTCTCCCGGTTGCGGTCGCGGAATACGACGATCTGGCCGGCTGGCAGGGGGCCGTTCAGCTCTTCCCACGCGATGACGTGCGCGGCTTTCCAGTCGGCTTTTTTGACGCCCGTGTCCGCCACCTTGCGGTAGAGGATGCCGCCCTTGCTGGTCCGCTCCGCGCCGATGGGGCGCCAGGTGTTCGAGGGCTTATGGCCGAGCTTGAATTGCGTTTCCTTCGCCCGGCCTCCCGCCTGCCAGCCCTTCAGTCCTTTGTTCCAAGGTGTGCCGCCTTTCTGCAAGCGTCCGCAGCCGGTGATTGCCTTGTATTCATCGGTGCGCTTGAGCCCGAGTTTTTGGACGCGGCTATAGACAGAGCTGGTACTGCGGGCCAAATGTTCGGCCACCTCGCCGAGCGGGAGCGTCTTCCAGAGTTCAGCCAGTTGCGCGTCCTCGGCTGGCGTCCAGTGCCGGTAGCCTGTTCGGCGCCGGCCTGCTAGCGGGCTCATGCGCGCAGCTCCGCAACGATGCGATTCACCGAGCGCGGGCTTAGGCCGACTACTTCCGCAATGGCTGCCGTGCTCATGCCCTGGATCAGCAGCGGCTTGATCGTGTCGATGTTTCGCTGTCGCCGCGCCTTCTGCCAGTCGCCGCATGGGCTGGTGACGCGCTCGGCTGCCATTGCTGCGCCACCCTTCCTTGCGCCTTTCGCCCGGCTGCGGGCCATGTCGGCGGCGCGGGCGTTGTCGTAAACGATGGCCGGGGAGGTGCGGGTGATGATGGGCTTGGTTTCAACGGGGCCGTGCTTGGCCTCGTATGCGGCCATTTTCGCGGCGATTTCAGCGCGCAGAGAATTGCCCGCCGCGATTGCAGTGTGGTCGATCATGGGGATTGTCCGGTGGGGTTAGCTCAGGCGCAGCGAGGGCTTCGTTTCAAGGTGCGCGCCGGGGACTTGCTCGCCAGCTTTCAGGGCTTCGGCAATGGCGGTCTTGTTGACCTCGCGCCGCCAGCGGATGAACTCGCTGTCGTCTGCGATCAGCGCTTCATCGTCTATCACGACGGCGGGCCGGCCCTTGCCGAGCTTGGCGGTGAACGTGCCGTCGACGGCCTTGATCTCGCCAATGCCGGCCTTCTCCATGTTCGTGCGCAGGTACTCGCGCAGCCCATCGGCGCGGCGCTCCAACGCCTTGCGTCGGTCGCTGATGCGCTTCTCGACTGCCTTTACGGCCTCGATCTCGGCGACCAGGTTGAGCGCAAAGGCTGCGACCGCTTGCCCCTTCTGGATCAGCTCGCCTTCGAGCGCTTCGAGGGTGTCGGCCACGACTTCCTCCGGCAGATCCGCGTCCGCCAGTTCGGCCAGGGCGCGCTGATACTGCTCGGTCATGTGGTACAGGCTCATGCCCATGATTCGTGCTCCATGAGAAAGGGCGCACTAGGCGCCCTTGGGTGGTCAGATGCCGGCCAGATACGGCAGCGAGCGGAACGGGATTTCAGAGTCAAAATCATCGACCGGGGCCGCTTGCTGGCTCTGCTGCTGGGCGGGGCGCTGTTGCTGCTGTCGTGGCGCCTGCCCTTCCTGCTTGCCGCCGAGCATCTGCATGCTCCCCTCAATGCCCACCAGCACCTCCGTGGTGTAGCGCTTCACGCCGTCCTTTTCCCACTCGCGCGTTCGCAGCTTGCCTTCCACATAGAGCTGCTGGCCCTTGCGGACGTACTCGCCGACGATCTCCGCGATCTTGCCGCTGAACACGACGCGGTGCCATTCGGTGCGCTCCTGTAGCTGGCCGGTCTGCTTGTCCTTCCAGCTTTCGGACGTCGCCAGCGTGACGTTGGCGAAGGCGTTGCCGTTCGTTGCATAGCGCACCTCCGGGTCGCCGCCGACATTGCCCACCAAAATGACCTTGTTTACTCCGCGACTGCTCATGCTGCTTCACTCCGTTTTGTTGATTCGACCAGCGCATCTATGAGCCGCTGCGCTCGGTTGTCGCGGTCCAGCTTTTCAGCGATGGCCTGAACGACAAAGGTATTCATGCTGTAGAACTGTTCGGCGCTGATCCTTTCGATCTCCTCGCGCATCCCTTCCGGCATCCGCACCAAAAACTTTGGCGCTGTCCGCGCATCGCACCCAAAAACGCTCCTGCTCATGCCGTTTGCTCCAGGGGTTGTGTAAGTTCTGCTTTGCGTTGGTCCTTGGCGGCATTCAGCTTCGCCAGTACCTCGGGGTATTCCTGCGCCTGTCGGTAGGCTGCTGCGTAGACGCTTTGCAGTTCGTGCATCGTCTCAACCAGCGGGATCTTGCTGATCGCATCGGCTGCGGCATCGGCTGCTTGCTGTTCCTTATTGCGGCCATCGTTGAGCCATGCCAGCAGCTTGGCGCCGGTATCGGGGGTGATCACTTCGGGGTGCTGGAACAGGCGCGTCCGGTCCTTGCTGGCTACGGCGTAGTGGCCGTCGTGGGTCACGTCGAGGACCACGGTAAATTCGTAGTCCGTACCGTCCCGCTGCTCGCTTTTGAGGCCGAGCTTGACGATCTTTTTGCCCTCGCCCTGTACCGTCTCGGTCTTGCTCCGCATGGTGCAGATGATGTGCAGGGGGCTGGTCAGGATCTTGTCTGTCAGCTTGCGGTGACGCGGCGTGGTCTCGCTCCAGGCCGACCATGTGTTGCCCTTGAATCGGGCCTTTGCCGTCTCGTCGTTGATCTCCAGGCAGCCACCGGGGCCGGTCCATTCATGCGAATAGCTGTCGATGATCAGCACGTCATAGCCGGCTGCCTCTGCCGCCTGAATGGCCTCGACGTAGCGCTCGGGCGAGTAGGGCGCATGCAGCTCCATCACATCGAACTCGGCGGCATCGGCGTACAGCGACGCGCTGCCGTGCTCCGTGTCGATAACCGCGATCTTGCTGCCCAGCCCCTTTGCCATCTGGAGCGCGGAGTAGGTTTTGCCGGAGCCGGATGGGCCTGCCAAAGCCAGGCGGAGGCGTGCTTGTTTTCTTTCAGCTTTCTTGAACATGGCGTCTAGCCCTCGTTTCTGTAGTTAGCGCGCGCTCGATGCTCCATCCAAGCCTGTCGATACGCGTCCGCAAACATGCCTCTGTAATTCCTACCGCGACCGCCCACTGAGCCAGCGATCGGGTTTCGCCGTTCATCGTTATCTGTCGGTTCGTTCTCTTGTTGTTTGCCTGCTCAACAGGGGTCGCCCAGCGGCAATTGCCAGGCTGATACCCGAGCGAGCCGTCTATTCGGTCAATGGTTGTTCCGTCAGGCCGCTCACCCATGTCCTCAAGGAAGGCGGGGAACGATTGCCAGCGCTCGCACACGGTCACTCCTGCCCCGCCATATCCGCCGAACGAATCCCTTGCAGGGTCGCCGCAACGCTGAGTCATGGCCTGCCATGAAATGTAGGTTGGGGATGTGCAGCTTCTCCGCCTGTTGCCGTGCTTCGTGGCTGTTCCTTCCTTGCGAATGCAGCCGCAGGACTTCGTGTGGCCGCTAATAAGCCGCTTTTGCTGGACGACTGCGACAGATCCGCAGTCGCACAAGCATCTCCAGCCAGGCCGACCGCTTACTAGGCCGGCAGGCTCAACAAGCGTCAGCCGCCCGAACTTGTCTCCAGCGCGTGCCTGCTTGCGTTCTGCCTTCTTGAACATGATGTCAGTCCTCTTGGTTGTCCCATTGCCGCTCTATGCGTGCGGCCTCGTCTTCGTACTGCCTGCGCTGCTCGCCCTCGAACTGGTCTGGCTCGAAGGTGCCGAGCATCATCCAGTCGAGTTGAGCCGCAACAGCAGGCGATACCTGCGCTGTGGTGGTTTGCATTCGGGGTTCTCCGGGGCGCTACTTGCGGTGGCGCAGCCGATCAAGCACCGCTCTCGCGCGCTCCATCAGCATCACGTCGTAGTGGTCGTAAGTCGGGTAGCGGGCGACGATCTCGGTTAGCAGGGCGCGGAGTTCCGCGTCTCTGG